GATCAACCTGGGGCGCTCTGTGGGCACCGTTAATGCATATGAGAGGGCCCTCAAGCAATTTCATGGCTGGCTGGCGGAGATGAACTATGATACTGACCCTAATGCCCTCACAGCCGCCGAGATAAAGGAATTCATGCGCGCCCTGGTATTTAAATATCATAATTTAAAGAATTCCACCAGAGCGCAGAAACTCTCCGCCATTAAAAGCTTTTTTGCCTATCTTATAAGTGAAGGCTGGCTTATCGGTAATCCTGCTGACGATGTAGCGACTCCACGGATACCAAAGACTTTGCCGAGCAAATTTACTACTAAGGATCTGGCCAAGCTGTTTGCAGAGCCAGGGGACGATCTATGGGGGTTGCGTGATCTTGCCATCCTCAAGGTCCTGTATGCCTCCGGCCTTCGTGTATCCGAGATATGCTCCCTGGATGTTGACGATATTGATGATACTGGCCGTTATACAAATTTGCTTATACTTGGCAAGGGTGAAAAGCCGCGCCTAGTCTCAATGGTTGCAAATCCGGCAGCGGCTCTCCGCCATTGGGTGATCCCGCGTCTCGGGATAAACACTGAGCATAAAGCCCTTTTTATAACGCGCCGATCATCCGAGAGGATGTCCCCCGACTCTATGAATGACGTGCTCCAAAAATATGCTAACAAGGTTGGGATGGCCAAGGGCTCAGCGTTTGTCCATAAGATGCGCGCTACGTGTTTCGCTGATATGTATGATTCAATGATGACCCGCTGCCATGCTTGCGGTGCGGCAATTACGAAACATGATATTTATACCCTTGCCGCCTTTGCCGGCCACTCCGATCCAAAGACCATGCAGGCCTACGTTGAAATATCCGAGTTGTCCCGAAAAATGCGGATACCCGACAGAAGGTTCTCTGAAATTGAGAGCAAGCTTTAAAAACCATATTCCAGAATATTGACAATTTAAAATTTATTATATAAAATAGTTTAAATATAAGGGGATACTATTGAACGATGACCCGAAGGACGCGGAGGGACAAGAGGAGTTAGTTCATTTCCGCGACAAGTACGCCAGGCAACTCAAGGAGCGTGTTGATCGAGGCGAAAACCTCACGCCGGATGAGATGTCTTTTATTTTGGCCGTAACCGAGGCCGAGGGTGATATTTTCCCTGCCCGCCTGAAAGTCCAACCTGTAAGGCATTCCCGCTCCCCCGCTCAGATAGCACAGGCCCGAAAAAACCTTGAGCGCATTAATAAAGAGAAGCTTCAGACGGGACCAAGGACCGTTGAGGGTAAAAATAAATCATCCAGGAACGCTATCAGCCACGGCCTCTATGCTCAAAGTCTCATGTCATTATTCAAGCCCTGTTTTTCTACATGCCCGGAGTATCCATGTTCATTGGTAGAAGAGGGACAGACCCGGCCCGGGGACAACTGCCTTGAGAAACAGCATTTTGTTGAGATACTGAATGCTGTAGAAGCTGCTATGAGAAATAAGAAGTATGACGATCTCAATGATCTAATGACTTTAGAGCTTGCGAGCAATTGGGATATGATACGCCGCCTTAAGGAGCAAATCCTCACCATAGGTCCACTTGTGAAAAGCAGCAAGATTGTTAATACAAGTACTAAGGGTGGAGACTCGACCAGGATAGAGCACATAGAATACAAGCCCAATCCCGCATTAAACGTGATATCCAAGCTCATATCAGATATGGGCCTTACGCTTGGGGACGCCATGCTCACACCACGCGAGCTGGCCCGACATAAGATTGACGAAAAAGCTGTGGAGACTATAACGGAGCGAGCTGCCAGAATTGGTAAACGTCTATTGGGCGACAAGGGTGATAGCCAATGAGCATGGCCACGGCTGAGCGCCTTCAGGATGAGCTTATAGTCCCCGGTCCAGATTTTGAATCATTTCTAAAATGTCTCGGCTGGAATTTAGAGCAGGTCATGCGCGGTGAGTTCCCGCCCGGTTGCGATAACCTTATGGATCTTCAACTGGCATGCATTGCATCGGATGGTTATTTATGGTGTCAGGCCTTCCTCCAGGAGCCGACAGATGAGATGTCCTGGGGCAAGAAAGGCCCTTACAGTTTCTTTGATTATCAGATACCATCTATAAGGTATAAAGGGAGCTTTGTGCATTATGACGCTGCTGAGACCGGAAAGACCCGCGAGCTGATAGCTAAAGTATGTTATCTCGCAAAAAATAATCCCGGTGGCTCCGGCCTCATAGGTGCTCCTGAAACAGATCAGCTTGAGCCTATTCTCGAAGGTATACTTGACCAATTTGAGAGCGGCGAGCTTAAGGGTTCAATTAAAAAACATAAACAGCAACCCCATCACACCATAACAGTGGATAACGACTTTACTATTTTATTCAGACCCAGCAAGCACGATGGAAAAACATATCGCTCCAAGCACGTCAAAACTTTTGCTTTTCGTGATGAGGCGGCTAAGGATTCCGACATCAGGACATACACGGAATTTTATAGATCAATGGAACCAGGCTGCATCCTCGGTATATACAGCGTGCCAGATGGCAGGCGCGAGACTGAATTTTACCGCTTGGGCCAGATATCCAAGGCAATGTCACCAAAGGACATGGAGTACCCATCGGATAAAGGCGGTTGGCTTTCTGGCGAGATAGACCCCGCTCATTTCAGGCACTTCCATTGGGCCAAGTCACTTATGCCTCCACCTTTCTGGACACCGGAGCGCAAGAAATATTATATTGAGCTTTATGGCGGCGAAGACTCACAGGGCTATAAACACAACGTCCTTGGCATAGACGGCGACCCCGAATCAACAATCTTCCCTTCTGAGAAATTTGAACAGGTTGTTAAGGAGATATCCGAGTACGTGTCTATCTCTATTCTGGTGAATGAAAAAATAGGTGAAGTATCTCTTGAGGTATACGGGATTGAAAAAGGTATAAAAATATCAATAGATTCGAGGACAATCCCTCTAGTAAAATTTGACGTTCGTGAGACCCTTAATAAATATCTGAGTCACAGCAAGGACATTGCCGAGTATTTCATGGGCGGTGATTTGGGCTATTCTCAGGACTTTGCAGAGTTTTGGGTCAAGGCGGTAATTGGTGAACGTAACCGCCTCGTAGTCCGGGTGCATATGCTTGGCGTCCGTTATAACCATATGCGCGAAGCATGGAACATGCTGGACGATATATTTGACTGTGGCCGCAATACAATGAGATCAGGTGTTGACGTTGGGGGCGCGGGGACTGCTTTTTACCATGAATTGGTGGGCGCTTATCCTTCCAAGTATTATGAGGAGCGATGCGCGCCCGTTCAGTTTGGCGGCAAGGCAGATGTTCTCGGCCCCGATGGCGAGCCGATCCTGGACCATAACACTGAGAAGCCCCTGAGACGTCGTATAAAGACGCTGGCCACTGATATGCTGGTTAAACGCATGCAGGAGCTGAAAAATGAATATCCAGCCGACCCTGACCTTGTGAGGGACTTCACGGGCCACACGAGCCGCCCCGGCCAGGACGGCGATGTCATTTACAGCGGAAAGAACGATCACACCATTGACGCGGACCGTGCCGGGACCTGGGCGTATTATCGGGCCGGCCAGGAATATCCCGAGATCGAGGGCTTTAGCTCAGGGGTGTCTCTTGCCGCTTCTGGTGGTGGAGAAAGCGGCGGAAGTGCGGGGGTGTTCTTAACATGAAAAAACAGCCCCGCAATGATAAAGGCCAGTTCATGTCTTATGCTGAAAATGGCACAGGCTCTCCTCAGACAGGTGAGGTAGCCACTATTTCATCAGCCCTCACCGGACTAAATTTTGAAAGCTTTAATCCTGACCTTCTCGTGCAAAGCAAAGGCGGCTTGCCGATTTATCGCAAGATGGTAGCTGATCCACACGTCAAGGCCGCGCTCCAGCAAAAAAAGACAGCCCTCCTATCCGTGCCCTGGGATATTGAGCCAGGTGGAGATTCTGATTCTGATCGCCAGATAGCTGAGTTTATACGCTGGAACCTCACCGAATATCTGGTGGATTCGTTTGATGTGGACCTTCTTGATTTTCTCTTTGCGCTGGACGATGGATTCAGTATCTCTGAGAAAATATGGGCAGTGGTGGAAGAGGGTCCATGGAAAGGCAAATGGGCTTACCAGCAATTCAAGGCTAAAGATCCTGTCAGTTACCGATTCAAGCTCGATAGTTTTGGCAACATCGAGCCTGACGGACTTATAAATGACGCTGCCACTCTTAAAGGGGGCAGAAACCTTCCAATTGATAAATTCTTTATATATTCATATCAAAAACGCTATGAGAATCCATACGGACAATCCGACCTTCGGGCGGCATATCGTGCCTTCTGGATAAAGGATGTTGCTTGGAAATTACGTGCTATTTTCATGGAGCGTTATTCGGGTAATTTCCTTAAAGGAAAATATAAAAAAGGTGATGAAGCCGGGAAGAACAAACTGCTTGAGATATTCCAGAGCTGGTCACAGGAGACTGGTGTCGCTGTACCAGAGGGAATTGATATTGAGATATTGCAGTTAGCGACCTCAAGCGAGAGCGAATATAAGCGAGCTATAGCCGATGCCTCAAAGGAAATTATCATCGGCATACTTGGGGCCACGCTCACAGTAGATGAAGGCCAGAAGACGGGAGCCAGGGCACTTGGAGAGGTTCATAAGCAGGTTGCTGATCTCTTTGTTTTGGCAATGGACATAACTCTTACAAGCGAGATAAATAAACAGATAATAAGGCCTCTGGTGGAGTTTAATTTCGGAGGGGTTGTCAATTATCCCAAGTTTGTTTTTGAGTCTAGGAGTAAGATAACCGCATCGGATATTAAAGCTCTCAAAGAGTCCGGACTTCCCATTCCTGACGATTGGGTTTATCGTAAGCTTCGTATCCAAAAACCCAAAAACACAATAGGTGCCGCACCTAAACAAATATCACAATCCGACATAGATGCGGGGGCAGTTTCAAGAAACGATATCAGAGAAAGGATTGGACTTCCTCCACTGACTGGACCTTTTTATGAGGAACCCATGAAGCCTAAGGCTCCCGAGACATCACAAGCCAGCATGTCCGATCCTCTGGCCACGGTGGTCAGGTTGCAGCAGACGGTAAACCCTGAGGACTTGGGCCGCA